CGGATCTCGTGTTTCCAAACCGGAAAACAAAACGACCGGAGTGTTGCTCCAAAACAAGAAGAGTGACAAAACTCTCCTGTTGGCGGTGTCAATTAACAGGCACCGCAATAAGACAGCTTGAGATACTTACAATGTTCCGCAAGTACCTCTCACACGCCTTATTTTCGTACTCGTCTTTCGACGAATGGTGAAGGGCTTTGACGATGAACTGCCTGTTAAAGCGCCCCGCAGTTGCACTACAGAGTAGCGTTGCATCGACCGTACAGCAAAATCACGTACGGGCGTCTTCTGAACCTCTAACCATGACCATCCTTGGATCGAAGGATCCCAGGACGAAAATGGGGAAGATAAGAAGATATCGAAGGGAACCTCAAAAGCCGTATCCGGCGGCCCCGTGAAGGGCCTACAGAAAAACAGCTCTTTTGGTATCAATGTGTGGAGAAACTCCACACCCTGATTTAAGATGCCTTGCCAGGCACCTTTCGACCTAACGATGTTGCAAAACTTGGCTATGTTTTCAAAAGAGTCGAAAGCATAATCCAAGTTAACTGGGCGAACATCCTCACCACTGAACCAATCTGTTCCACAAGACTCCCGGAAAGGACCTTCTAAAAAGGTCTTCTTCGGGTTGGCTTTAAAACCGCATACCCCCAAAAGGAGTAAAACGCGGTCTGCGACACTACGCCTCACAATGATATCGTCCCCGTATACCGAGTAATCTGGCTTACGGCCGACTTCATTATAAGCTGTGACGCAAAGCGACGCAAAAATAAGCGTCTCAAGTGGAAAACAGAAGCCATTGCCCATAGTTACAAACTTATGATAGCGATGCAGATCGCCATTTAATAAGTAACTATGTGAACGAATGGAATTTAGATAACAAAACCATTCGGGGGGTAGTAGGTTACGGCAAAGACCAACACTTATGCTATCACTAGCAGAAGAAAGATCAATCGTAACATACGGATCCTCCAGCTCCCATTCTAAACTCCCTTGTTCTGAGAGTTTTTGATTACGGGACTGGTCCCTCAGATCGATGCCGACACGCTTAAGCTTATTTCGCATAAGTATGTCAACACCTTTCTGAAGATACCCATTTAGCATTGGCTCGACGGCTATTGTCCTTTCGGTTTTAACCGTCTTGGGTACGAACGCTATCTTATTGTAGTCTGTTACGCGCACTCTTTTATTAAACTCTGCCCGAATAAGGGCAGGGTCTAAGCAGTAATAGGGACGATCATCAGCTCCTAATAAGAGCTCGGTGATCTGTGCGTCCCGACAAACTGCCGAGTAAGCGTACTCAGATGCGCCGGTACTAACGGACCATTCTTGCGAGAGAAGTTTCCTCGCAAAATTGGTAGCATTCCCGTGAGTACCGAGTGAAGCGCCGGGTCCAAAATCACACTCAGATAGGACAGCGTCGAGGGAGAATTCCCCCAAGACGTAGCCTATCCACGAACGTGCCCTACAAAGGGCATCTTCGTGAGGACTCCTCATTGTATCGAAGAGTCGAAAACGTTTATTTACAAGCTGACACTTTCGCTCAGCGAGTAAGAACGTTTCAGTAGCCGTAGCTCTAGGATCCATTGAAACTAGATCCTGAGGCCATGGATACTTCTTTACGAGTGCAGATAACTGATTACACAAGCGATGCTCGCTTGCCGTCTTGCAATGCGCGGACGAGATGTAATCAGTGAAGTCAATCAATCCTTTGTAGTCTTTCGCCTGAATAAGCGCTTGAACTGCTCTGGACTGACTGATTTCAATAGACCCGCTAACAGACTCAAGAAAACGGACATAATTACTTGTCGCATGTTTCCTGAGCTCCCTGTTGAGGCGTCGTAGCTGCAACAGCTTTGTGGATTTCATTACGATTTCCTAAGTTGATGGCTAAAGCTAACGCTGAAACCATTGTAACGACAAAAACGATAACCAAAGCGGTTATCGTCACACTATGAGAGCCTACAGCCTCCCGTTCCATAATCAGAACGAGATCTGCTGGCCCTTAACGTGCGTCTTGAAGGAAGCACTCGAAAGAAAGCTTCCCATGTCGTTAAGGATGGAGTCAATGTCAGCTGACGCAGCGCCCACAGGCATCGACACACTGATGTCACAAATGCAATCACCAGTTGTGGTGAGTGCAGCCGTCAGTGTGAGAGTACGCGTGAGTTTCGCGGAAGTACGACCAACACCGGAGAAGACTGCCGTGGGTTTCGGCGCAGTCCTACCAAGACGGACATCGTCCTTCAAGGTAAGAGTATGCGCCGGCCCAAGGTAACCAACGGCATTTACGCCGAAGGAGTCCGCGGTGAAGATCTTGGCATTGATTGTCAAAGACATAAGGATTGCCCTTAATAAAACAACATTGAGGAAGACAACCAAGTATTAGCTAATTAAAGCTAACCCGGCCCAATTGCTGTTGCAAAAGTGCAATTGCGTCGGAAGCACGGATCCATGTGTCGAGTCGGAAATCGTCTCGAAGCACAAGGCCTCCATGCCCAAGGTTGCGTGGAATTCTGACCGTCGTGACATTTGTAGCAGTTACCGTGTCAGTCGGAGCAGAAGTTACTGTGCTACCCGTGGCGAGGAACTTGTCACAAAAATAGAACGAGTTATTGTTCCATTTAGTGGTAGTACACCCGCCTAAGTAAACACAGTTGGCGCGCGGAATATTAGCGTAAATTAGATCGCTAACATTCGCAAACCAATCAACGACGAAACTATAATGAGTCATTTCCCAAGCAACACCAACGAGATTGTGGAAAGTTAATCCCACTTTATCGAAGGGAGTCATTCGGAAACTGTCGACGCACATAGCCCTAATTGAAACAGAGCTAGTTGCGGCGCACGTAGACCCGATAGTATAAGAGCCGTCAATCAGATCAGTGCGGACACGACTTGTCGATACGATTTGCTTCGCATTACGCGAAGTATATCGTTTAGGGCCAAAATCGTAGACCTCACTGCACGCCTTAATACCAGCAGCAACATCCGCCATTAAGGGTTTGATCCCATAACGAAAACGGAGCCACTCGGCAGCAGCGAAATTGTTCAACGCACGCGCGTAGCCTCGAGAGCGCCTAACGACATCTATTGCTTTGCCATTTGTTAACTTCAACAAAAGGCTCTGCTTTAGCTGACGATGAGACCTTCGAAAATCACGCACAAAACGTCGAGCATTCTCAAGTGGAGACCCAACCATGCGCCACGTCTTCTCGGCTTCAGCAAACGATTCAACAAAGTTTGCATAGCCCTTCTGACGTTCCGCAAGAAGCCCGGTCCACACCTCTGTCGTAAGGTTGGAAATCCTTTCACTAGGCACAAGGTCCAGGACCGTGTGATTAATGAAAATGGATGACCAAACAGCATAAACGCTCCCCGTAAGTCTCGTATACGTATGTATAGGAGGCGAACAGGACGTCGCCGTATTTATAATTTTCATATCGGTAGAACCACCAGCAAAAACATAGGTGGAAGTGACAGTGAGAGGATTAAAAATCAACTCACCGGCACGACTACGTTTACGAAAATTCGGCGTAACCTCGTCCGTTATGGTCTTCGAACGGCCAAAGTATGTATTACAGGTAGCCAGTCCGTTATCCTGCTCCGTTAGATTGGAGCAAGACACGGGCCAGCTATAGTACCTGCGCTTCACACTTTTAGTCATATCGTTGGTTGAACGGGTGCGAGTAACCATGCTTTTCCTTATCTGATATTAACCGTCCTCACGGACGAAAGGTATCAGAGCAGTAGATGTAAGACAACATCCACCACCCCAAGGATAGAGAAGTTTAATCTTCCCTACCAGAACACCCGGCTATTGCACACTAGGAGCTGGGCCAAAATGCGAACGCAGACGAAAACGCTTTATAGCGATATTAATCTGCAACTCGCATTCGGCGCACATAGGCTTAACATCAATGACTACGAAGTTATGATCACCACGTTGGGAAACCGTATAAACGGACCCTTTGTAGTGAACATTAAAAACGTTATCATCGGTGAGCGGCATATGTGTCTCCAAAGTGAGTAATAGGAC